TCCTCTCACGCTTGGCATATAGATCAATATTAAGGGGTCCGTTGTGCTTGTGTTCAACGTAAAAGCGTTAGAATGCGTAATAGCGAGAAAATTCCCTAAACTCGTTGGCTGATGCGGAGGTTTTGAACCATAACCATTAAAGGGGTTCATATAGTTAAACGCATATGATGGCGTTATATTTAAAAGTGAATTATTTAATGTATATCCCCCTCTGGGGTATGCCCTCGCTGCTTGAACTATTGTAATTTTAGAATTGTCGGCTGAAGCTGAAGCCTTAGGCTTACGAGCATAACGAGAAGCAGAAGCTTTAGGCTTAGGCTTATAACGAATCGGTGCCCTGTTCGCTGGTAATCTGGGGGGGTATGTTCTGCGTGTATTAACTGTCCTAGAAGACATATATTAATAAAAAAGAAAATAAAATTTTCTTATTTAATAATAAAGAAAATAAAATTTTCTTTATATATTTTTTATTTTAATTATATATTCGGTAATTTACTAAGTAAATTTTTTATATATTATTAAAATAAAATAACGTATTTATTAAATTACATTTAAAAATACATATTGAAAAAATAAATTTTTTCAATATCACACAATCAACCACACGAACGTTTAGACGCAGAGCCTCTAACCGTTCAACCTTTTTTTTACATAATTTATAATTATAAATTATCGCTTACGCTATAATGCCGTTTAATAAATAAATGAGGGCATACGCCCCCATTCATTCAAATTTAAAAAAATAAATTTTTTTAAATCTAACTGACATAATAGGCAAAATATACATTCGTTATTTGTGGAAGGGCAAGCCCTCGCAGAATAAAAAATATCTAAAGCTATTTTTTCGGCTGAACGCTTAGAAACATTTATATTTTCTTAAATTACACATAAGAAAATAAAAATATATAGTGTATATATATATATGAAAAATTCCAAAGCAATTTTAACCACAAAAGACAAAAAAAGAAAAGCCGACGATATAATAAATAATGTCTCTGCGACCATACCCATTATTTACGATATACCTCACAATGTATATAATAATATTATATCCACAGATGAGGCGGGGGGTAATACTGACTCCCCCGCCTTGGATTCTGAAAAAATGAATGAATTTTTAGATAATGGACAAAAATCAGGAAAACGCATCAGAGCTTGGGCAATAACGTTATTCAGAGAAGAAAATAATCCTCCTATTTTTAATCCTTTATTAATGCGTTATTTATGCTATGGTTCGGAAATTTGTCCAAAGAGTAAAAAGCACCATTTCCAAAGCTATATTTATTTTAACAATGGTAAAACCTTTAAACAAATGAAAACATTCCTGTTTAAATGGCTGGGCGAAAATCCACATTTTGAAATATGTTTTTCTTCAGATGATAATAATATAGAATACTGCAAAAAAGACGGCAAATTTTCGGAGTTCGGGAAAAAACCAGAACAAGGAAAAAGAAACGATTTAATGGAATTAAAAGATTTAATTATAGAAGGCAAAAAATCGGTTGATGATATAACTATTGATAATCCGGAAGCGTATCACCAATACGGAAGAACCCTTAACAGAATTGAAGATATATATTTAAGAAGTAAATATAGAACTGAGGCAACAAAAGGCAAATGGTATTTTGGAAGCTCAGGATCGGGAAAATCACAAAGAGCATTTAAAGATTTTGACCCTAAAACTCATTACGTTTTAAATTCTTCTGATAATAATTATTGGGAAGGATACAACGGACAGGATACCGTTATTATTGACGGATTCACGGGGGAAATCCCTTTATCAATGATATTAAAATTATTAGATAAATATCCTATGACTGTAAAAAGAAGAGGGAGGGACCCACTCCCTTTTTTAAGTAAAAATATAATTATTACTTCAAATCTAGAACCTAGAGATATTTATAAAGATAATCCTTTAATATCATTATATAAAAAATGCGAAATAATAAACAAAGATCGGGAAAATCAAAATGTTTATTATATTGATTCTGAAGAAGATTATTAAAAAATAATCTTAAAAATAATTAACAAAGTAATTAACAAAGTAGAAGAATTATTATTATTATTCCTAAGGGTAAGGGAAGAATGCAAAAATTATAAAAAAAACAAGTTTTTTTATAATTTTCAATAAAATATTTTTTATAAATATGTTGAGAGACATCTCAATATATACGAAGGTAAATAAAAAATTAATATAATAAAAAAAACAAGTTTTTTTATTAATAATTTTTTATTTTCGTTCCTTAATAACCAATGTTTAATTATGATTATATTTAAATATATAAATATACAGTTTAAAAACCGCATAATGTGATTTGAAGCGTTCGCTTTGAAAAATTAAATGGATTATTATTTATGATTTACATATTAATATTAAATTTATATAATTATACAGCTTCGCCCTTTAACTATATAATTTCTCTTATTTGTGTTTTATAATCCTGGATGGGATTTTTCAATTATAGGAATGCGGATTTATACCCGTAGAAGGTAATATATTAGCCTGTCTATTTAATATAGAAATTGGATCTCCAATTTTGCGGTATGTCTTCATACCTGGAGCATTTAAGACGATAGGCGAGGCATAGCCGCGCCCTTGATATTTAATATAATTTTTATTAAAATGGTTTAATAGAGTATTCGTTATACTAGCGCCCAACGAATGACCGACTATAGTCCTAGGATCATACAGATTTACCAATTGGAGAGCTTGACGATATCGCTGAGTGTTTTCTAACTGATTTAGTGGAATACTCAGATCAGTTATTAAATCATTTGTTGAATTTGTGCCAGAAATAAATAATGTATTATATTTCCGATCATAATAGATATGATTAACGTCTTGATAAGCTTTATCCAATCCGTGTTTGTCCAATTGTTCCATAGTCGGGCGGTCCCGTCATTCTTGAACATTAAAATTTAAATCTGGATTTCTCGCTAAAGCTTCATGAATGGCTGCCATTTGAGCGGCAAAAGTGGCACCCGCGGGGGGAGCCGGTCCCTGTAATTGTCCTAATGTTGTATTGGACGGAAATCTAAAAGCATTTTGAGAGCATAGTTTTATAGAATACGTATTTACGGATGACGTGGGCATAAACATAAATATTTGGGTATTCATACTCATATCATTTTGAGCAATAGAAAAAGTTAATTGAGTGGAACCAACGCCTAAAGTTGGATTAAATGAATGATCTCCGTATCCATTATAAGAGCTTGAAGTCGCGGGAGCTATAACAACCTGCGCCACTTTCTGGGCGTATTGTTGGGCTGTATTCTCAACCGTTCGGCTATGAGAATTTACAACTTGAGCAACTTCCGCGGCGAAAACTGTCGTGACATCTAACGATACCGCAGAAATAAAATTAAAATCTAAAGGACTTGAAATTTGAACGCTTTTAACGAGACCGGCTATTTTTTGGTTTTCCGTGGTATTCTGTATCTGCATTGCTGATCTAAGCATTCTGACCGAAAGCGGTTTCGTTTCTGTTCCTGATGCATTATAACGATATAATGGAGAAGCAATATTCGCCGCGGCAATATTGGCTCCACTGACAGAATTAAAAAGGAGAAGCTGATATATTCCTCTCACGCTTGGCATATAGATCAATATTAAGGGGTCCGTTGTGCTTGTGTTCAACGTAAAAGCGTTAGAATGCGTAATAGCGAGAAAATTCCCTAAACTCGTTGGCTGATGCGGAGGTTTTGAA